GCCAAATCAACAGCCCATTGCGGAAACTCCTTACTCGGATTACCATGTTTAGCAACACCATCATACAATGGTGAGCTGCCAGGTGGCAATCTTTCATCATAAGGACTCAAAGGAGCAGGTTCAGTTCTCACCTCAAACTCTTCTCCATGAATAAGTGAAGGTACTATTCTCGTTCTACCAGATTCTCCCTTCGCATAATCCCTTGGTACTTTACCAATAGGAAAGACACTTCCCTCCAAGACTCTATCAGTCAATTCAATGGGTTCCAAATTCGGTATGAATATTTCCATAGACATACTTTGTTCAACACCATCGAATTCTTCTCGTATCAATCTCTCGGAATATCCATTATGCGAATACAATCCACCAGCAGTATGCATTCCAATTATTTTTGCAGTTCTCATATGTATCAACATTGAACCACAATAACCATATCCATGCACTTGAGCATATTCCCAACACCTATCTATTTCAATTTGTGAAGTAATATCAGTTTGCGTGATAATTGTTGTCTTAGTCTTCGTCTTCGCTTCCACATAATGTCTATTAACAGTCAAATTAGGATCTATCATAACCAAGCACGCAGCACTATCTAATCTCATCTCTTCATTTGATGTCACAAAATGTTTTATCAAATTTTTGAATTGTGGGCATATTTTAGGAAATTCCACCACACACATACTATTGAATATTTTATATCCAACTTGACTTGTTAAGTCAGGCACATCAGTCTTGTATCCATCCAAAACAGAAATTACATCAAAAGCGCCGCGAGGAATATCAACTTCTCTCTCACCATTATTACACAACATAACAACACATGCATTCTTATAATGATTCACATAATACTGAATTTCTTCAATATAATGACGAATCATCAAACATTTTCTATCTCCAATCATCACACACCGGTAATCTTTATGCTTATCTTTTCCATCTTCATTAAACTTCACACGCAAAAATATCGTATTATTTTTAACTTTATTCACAATATCATCAATATTAGCACTAGACTCAGGGTTAGCAGTTTCAGTCATATCTTTATGAGCTCTATTTTGCATTTTCACAATCTTCAAACTCGCCTTCTTCAAAATTTGGCGACTTTGTTTAGATAATTTATTAGCATCATATTTAGCGCCCTCAGCAACAACTTCCTTGCCACTTCCTCGTCTCATCATTGCGTAAGCAAAAGCAAACACTCCAACACCAGCAGTAATATAGGGCCACCATTCTTTGAACACATTCCACGCAATAGTACAATATTTCTTTATCAAAGTCCAATAATAATTTTCATTTTCTTCAGGCTTTGGTTCATCATATCGATCATCCCATTCAGTAAACAAATCTCCATTCAAATAAGGTGGGGGTTCATCTTCGACCATAGTGTAACTAAACAAATGATCAACCAATCCACTACATGTCAAAACGCATTTATCCATATGACAACAAATTCCAGGTATTGATTCTTCTTCACCATTCTCATATTCATAAACAAATGAACTCGAACGATAAGTATAACCAAAACCAAAAAGTGGAAAATGTTTACAATTAACCATCTCTTTCAAACAATTGACAACAGCATCAAACAATCTCTCAAAACGAGTCTTATCAGACATCACAGAATGACCAAAATCTTTTCTCTGTTCCATTCGATCATAAATAATCCTAAGAACTTTCAAAAAGCCAGATTCACCAACATATTCTCTAAGTCCAGTAACATACACAACAATAGATTTCAATGTTTTACTCCAATAAGACACCAATCTAATCTCTCTCTTCAACACTCGTAAAATGTCATCAGGATCTTCCAAATCAATATCAGTATCAGCTTGCGGTACAGTAATTTCAACATTCTGCAAAATATTAGTCCAATTAAAATCAAATATTCTCTTCTCAACACCAAAATAAGTGTCCTTAAATAAATTACTCAAATAGTTCACATTTTTCACACATATTTCTTTCATTGGTACATACCAAACAGAATCAGACTTCTTCAACAGAGATGAACCCAGTCTTTCAGCCAACGCAGCAGCAATCACATACAAATTTT